CCACATTCTCACCTACCCAATACGCCGTTGCCCCGCCGGTTTGCTTCGGTATCGCCACCATGCCCTGCAACCCGGTCAGCATTTGCGCGCCTGCCTGGGCCAACGCCAACCGATTGCGGAACATTTCCACGAACGAAATCAGATCGGTGGCCACCGTGAACCCGCCCATCGTGCCGGTGCCCACGATCAAATCGCGTTGCGATGCGCCCATCTGCCAGCCGTTGAGGTTGCGTTGTTGCATCCCGAAAGCAACATCGGTCGGCACCGCGATTTGCCCGCCCGTGCGCAAATCCCGCTTTTCTTGCTTCAGTGCCGCCGCGCTGCATTCGAATTCGAACGCCGCCGCCTCGCGTGCTGCCCGGTCGGTTGGATTGGCAATGGCATTGATTGCCCGCAGGATGCTGTAATGCCTGACTTCCTTTTGGGTCATGCCGATGTTTACCGCGGGCACGTCCCGCGTGCCGATGCGCTCCAGCATCACATTCTTGAAATCGTCAGGCGTGCGCCCTGCCAGAATCATTTCGCGGGCCAACTCTTTGCCGCCGTGCTTTTCGTAGACTTTGCCCAGGTCGTCCAGTGCTTTGCACCGCGCCCGCTCTTTGTCGATGATCGCGTTTTGCGCTTCCTGGGTGGCGTCGGTGCGGGTCGTCGTCGCCGCGGGCGCCGCCGCGGGTGCCGGTGTGCCGCCGCCTTCCTGGGTGCCTTCCTGTTCGATGGTCATCCCGCGTTGGCGCATTCCTTCCAATAGCCTTGCAAGTTTGCGTTTCATGTCCGAATCCTTTTCGTTGACTTCGATGAAAACATCCTCGGTTTTCGCATCGTCGCCGCGCCCAACGCCAACCGTCGCATCGGCGGGCACGCCAACGAAACTAATCTCGTGCGGTGTCCACTTGGTTGCGCGGAAAGTATCTAGCCCGGTTTCTTTGTCCGACTTTTCCAACTTCAATGTGTTGATGCGATAACCTACGCTGATCGCTTTGCGTATTCCATCAATCACGTCTTGAAAGACTTCCTCTGCCCGCGCACTGCGCCCGAATCGGACTGTGGCCCGCCCTTTGCGGTCCTCACCGATGGACGCCTGTTCGACAGTGCCTATCAAGTCGTTGCTCGCATGGTCAACGAGTACCGACCCCACTCTTAACAACCGCCCCAGGTCAACCGCACCCTTGGAATGGTCAAGAATTTCCTCGCCAAACCATCGGGAAACGGGTTCCTCGGACGAAAACGAAATCGAAACTAACCGCTTTTCTTTGTCGATTGCGGCCCGGTCTAACTCCAGGTCGCGAAACATCGTCGGCAATTTCATACGCAACTTTTTCATGGTTCCCCCTATGGGCGGAAATGGACACGAATGCCGGTTGATTTCTTGGTGCCCTGGCCCGCTGCAACTTCCTCGGCTTGCACCAATGTTTGATAGTAGCCACGCCAACGAATCAATTGCTCGGGACCAAGCAACGTCACTTGCCGCCCCTGAATCATGTATTGCGCCATGTCGTGCGTTGCGCGGCCTTCGATGGTGGCGTTGATCGCGTCCAACACCTTGCGCGCATGACTGCGGTTATCTTGCGGCGCCGTTGCCGTTGACGGGTCAACGTGAATCGTCAAATGACCAGTGCCCAACGTCACCCGCGACGATGTGCCGATGGCCATCCAGTTAAACCAACCATATTCGCCCGCGGCCCAATTCTTTGTTACGGTCGGCGGGTAATACGTCGTGTAGGTTTCGGCGTTGCCGGTTGAAGTCAGGATGATGCTGGTTCCGGTGCCGGTTTGCGGGACCAAGTTATGAAACATGCCCCAACCCGCGGTCGATGGATAACCCGACACGGTTTCAACCATGTTCATCGTATCGCCCGCGGTGAATTCGCGAATGTTCATTCCTTTTTATCCTTCGGTTCGGGCGCCGGTTCCTCGGGTGCGTCAGGTTCGACGGGCGCCGCCTCGGGTGCCGCAGGCATCGGTGCTGCAAACGCGGGCACGAACAATTCTAATTCCTCGGCTAAATCTTCCTCGTCGGCGATTTCCTGCCACAGTTCGCGAATGTCCACCCCCTCATCGGCCAGCACTCGCGTATGGCTTGTGATCTTGGCAAATAGCGCGTCGGTGTTGGCCTTGACGTCTTTCGATGGGTCAACCCATTGCCAGCGGCGCCCATTGAACACAGGCTTGTTGTAGATTGCATATTTTTCCGCTGGCAACGCCGACCCTTTTTTCAACGTGATTCGGCCATTGAGCAACGCATATTTCAACCAGTTGGAATAAACCAGATTCTTGAATGACAGCACATAGAAACCTTGCACGGTCATCCATGCGTCACGTTCCTCCAGGGTGCCCGCCCGCGTGCTGGAAAAGTTGACCCCCTCCAGGTCACTGGACAAGGTGTGATATGCAACGTTGATGCCCGATGCAATGTTGCGCAACATTGCTTTCATGAACGATTCAACCATTTCGTTCGGATAATCCGGGTCGAAAGGCTTGAAATCGTAACCGTTAGGCAACGCCGCGAACTTGCCCGGTTCAACGTCGGTGTACAACTCGCCATCGGGATCAGTGCCATCGGCCAGCGGTGCAAGGTCGCCATCGGGTGAGGTGAAAAATCCCATCTTGCTCGCGCCCACCCGCGACGCAATGATTGCCGCCTCAACGAACCCGGTCAGGTTTTTGGTTTCGGTCATGACCGCATGTAACCAGGGTATGCCGCGGGTTTGCTCGGGCCGCTCTGGAATGAATACATGGTGCAAGTTTTCGGCTGGCACCCGGTCATGTCGATGATAAGTGTATCCGCCGTGAACACTGCCTGGGTGTTGGGTCAGGATATAGAACGCCACCGGGCGCCCGTAGGGTGTCAACTCAACGCCCATGACTACTTGATTGCCATTCGCCAATCGGTCGTTATTAAATTGAATATCTAACCTGTCGGTGTCCAACAGTTGTAAGGCGTAACCGTAATCGTTGACAGGCGCCCCAATTACCTCGCGCACCAGGAACTCGCCATCGCGGGCCAACGATGCAACGTTGATCTGGTCCACGTCGATCATGGATAGCTTGCCGGTCACGTCGCACACGCCGCGCCCGCAGAATTCGGTCCACGCCTGTTTGATCGCAATGGCCGCTTGCACGTCCAACTTTCCATCATTGAATCGCGGTTTGGCATTGAACGAAAAACCGTTCGGTCCAACAACGTGCGTCTTGACCAGATTCAAAAAACGCTTACCGATAAAACTGTTCACAGTCAGGTCACGACTAAACGCCCGCATCGTTTGCAACGACTGTTGCAAATCGTAATCCATCGACGTATTGGCCCGTGACCAACGGTTCAAGGTGTTGGCCACCGATGTTTGCGTGACGTTAAACCCGCGCTTTTGCAGTAGCGCCCTGGTCGGCTTGTAACCCAGGTAATTCGCCACCCTATCGGTTAGGGTCATCGCGTCACCATGCTCGCGCCAAGCACCGCCGCCTTGTTTTCCTCTGCCGCCTGCCGCCGCAATGCGTCGATGTTCAAAATCAACTCGGTGTGGTCGGCGATGTACAGCGTAACCGGGCCGCGCTTCACGCTAAACGGCGGTTCCCTGCCCTTGGCATGGGCAATTTCCAATGCGTCCAGAATGCTTTTAAGGTGCGTTTTCATTTCCACCCCATGACAAAACTACCGCCACGCCTGAACTTGGCCGGTTGCGCCTGATTACTGCGCTGTTGAATGAGTACCGCGGGCACGTCGGGCATTGGTTCGGGGTGCGAAACCGCGGCCACGGGCAACGCTTTGCGGCGTTTATACGGTGCCCATTCGCGAATATTCAAGCTCACCATGGCCGCATAGGCATAGATTCGACAGTCCCACGGTTCGTTATGGGTGCTGTCCGCCTTCCTTTGCCACTCACGCACGGGAAACCCCTTGCTCCATTTGGTCACGCATATTTCCGATGCCAACCCGTCGAAGTAGTGTTGCGGTCGGCCCTTTGGAAAGTGGCAATAGCCTGGGCCAATAGTGGCCAGCTTTAGCCGCGCCCGCACGACTTCCTTTGCACTGTCAACACCGATTGCGTAAACCTTGCCGCCTTTGCTGCCGTGACTCGCCTTGCGCGGCCAAATCGGTTTGGTGCCCGCGTAACCCTTGATTGCGTACACGCGCCATGACTTGTATTTCTTGGCGAACTCATAAACCCGTTGCGTGTAATGCCCGCCGCTGTCGATTGCTGTAACGTCGGGTTTGTTGTCGCGCACCCAACGCCGCACGTCGTCCCAAAACCCCACCGTTGACGGGTCGCCGTGTACCACGTCATAACGCAGGGACCATGATTCCTCGCCCTCGCCCCAACCCACCAATTCCATTTCGGCCCGGTCGTCTTGAATGTCGATGCCCGCGGTTTTGAGTAGCACGCCCGCCGGTTCCCCGTCCCTTTCCTCCAGGCGTTCGGCCTCTAATTCCGAATCAACCGTGTCGCCT